TCTTACAAAGATAAGGTTATAGAAAAAGCTAAAAAAATTAATAAACAATTAAATGAAAAACTTAATAAGTTAAATTACAAATTAAATCACGAAACTAAGAATAGTAAAAAAGTTGTTAATGAAGTTAAGACAGAAAGAAAAAGAGTATATCAAGAGTATGTGAATAATTTAGATACATATGAAAAAGCATTGGTATCTAAAAATGACAAGATTGACAATTACAAAACTAAATTAAAAGAATCGTTAGATAAATTAAAAGAAGCTAATAATCTAATTACTAATTTACAAAAAGATATTAAAATTAATGAAAATGTAAGACAAGAATTAAGAGAGAAAAAAGAAGAAATTATAAATTTAAACGGACAAGTATATTCATTATCAAAAGAGGTAACACATCTTACAAATTTATCACAAGAAAACTCAATCTTAGAAGCTAAATTGGAAAAGGCTCAAAGTTTTCAAGATATAATAGTTGATAGAAAAGATGAATTTGATAAATTTTTAAAAGAAACAAATAATTTAAGTACATTTAAATTAGTTGCAACATTAACAGAAATTTCAAGAGAAAAACAAGGTAGTGAAAAATTAACTTGGAATGATTGGTTAAAAATACCTGAAAGTAATTATTTGTTTCAATTAGATGAAACGATAGCTAAAAAAATATTTAACGAAAGTCAATTGATAGCTGATAAATCAAGAATATCATTAAAGGCTAATTTGAATGAAGCTAGACATTATAGCACAGGTAGAGGTGATGAACCCGATTTAAGATTAGAACCATTAAAATTTGATAATTTACAAGGTTATTATTCATTCTCAACATTAGCTAGTCTTTCAAATGAAGACAATGTTAGTCAATGGGATGATTTAAGTGAAAATAACAATCATTTAACACAAGGCACTGCTAATGCACAACCTGAGTACAATGCATCTAAAGAGAGTTTACAATTTAAAAGAGGGGCTAGTGATGTAGACCATATGGATTTCACAACTGGTTTAACTTTATCTGAATTTACATTGTTTTTTGCACTTGAATTTGATGATGAGAATCGTCAAGTGTTATTAAGAGATACTGCTGGAAATGATTTAATTGAGGTAAATTATATTAATGCCAATAGAGCACGACTCATTGTAAACGCTAATGATGGAACTGATAGTGTATCTACAAGTATTCTACCTGCAGATGATACAATTCCACAAGACACAAAACTTTTACTAACTTGTAGAAAACAACCATTCAATAGTGATGATGGATTTGGACAAGTGGAGTGGTTTATAAACAGAACATCTTTAGGAACGGAAAATGATTATGATGAAAACATTTTACAAACCATTAATGAACTTGGTTTTTCAAATAGTAGTACGGGATTTGAAGGACATATCTATGAAATGGCGATTTATAATAGAGCTTTACCTGCGGATGAACTTTTACAATTACAAAACTATTTTATCAATAGAACAAGTATAAGTGTATAAGGATAACCAATGGCTGTTCAACAAATCACACATAAGAAAATTACGAAGTTTGATACTTCCAATCCTAACTATAAGGAAACACCTAAACCAAAGGTTGAAGTGAGTGGTAATGTTCAAGATGATGAAGATGTCTATGGTGAGAGAAAACATACCTATATACCTGAACCAAATGGTAATTTACAAATGGAACAAATGATGGGTAAGTTGATGAATAAATTGGACAACTTTGATTCACCAAGTCAAACAGGTGTGAAAGCAATTGAAGTAGATATTAAGAAAGAGATTGCGATTGGTAAAGCTGATATGAGTAGTATTAAATCAGAAGAAGTAAAAGGTAAAGTGAATAATAAATTGGATAAACTTAAAAAATTGAGAAGACGAAATGGCCGTTAATAAAATTACAAATAAACAAACACTCAATAGAGAGTCAGTTAATAGAGCCACACAAATGTCTACAAAAGACAATAAGGTTCGTGGTAATGCAGAACAATCAATAAATCCAGGTAAGGACTTTACAAAAAACTTTGCAGTAACCTTAAAAGATATTGATACTTCTGTGATGAGTCATATAAAAGATGTGATGAAACCAAGAATAAAAGAAGCTAATGAAGTGATTAAAGTTCCTGTGTTTTATGGAAATGAGGAAAGATGGAAAGCTGTTAGAAAAAGAGGAGTATTAAGAGATAAAAATGGTTCATTGATTTTACCATTGATTATGTTCAGAAGAACCGATGTCTCTTTTGATGATGGAATGCCAATGTCATTTGACCACGATGTAAGAGGTGAATTTATAAAAGTTGCTAGAAGTAATAAATGGAGTAAAGACAATCAATACGATAGATTCTCGGTTCAACGAGGAGTTCAGCCTGTACAAGAAATTATTTATACTGGAATGCCTGACCACGTTGTATGTAATTATTCTTTTGTTATGATGACTAATTTTATAGAACAAATGAATATTTTAAATGATTTATTTCTTGAACACATTGGAACGTATTTTGGAGATTCGGAACAATATAAATTTTTATCATCATTGGATGGTGGTTTGAGTGACGCATCTGAAATGAGTCAAGATGGTGAAAGATTAATTAAAACAGAATTTAGTTTATCAATAAAAGCATATGTAATACCTGAATTTACAAGTAATGTATTTGGAACAACTAATGAAACATCAAAAGAGCTTACACCATCAAAGGTTGTATTTGGATTTGAAGGTGATGCCACAGATGAACAAGTAGGAAAATAAATCACTCGTTTTCAAAATTTATATATATTTATATATGAAACATTAATTAATAGAGGTTATAATGACAGAAGATTCAAATTTAGCTAAAAAACTTGAAGAAAAAAACAAATTCACAGAAGATGAACTTAAACAAGTTCAAACCATACAACAAAGTTATGCAAATGTTCAAAATCAATTCGGACAATTGAAATTAGCTCAAATCAGATTAGATGAACAAGAAATTGACTTAGAAAACTCTTTAAAATCAATTCAAGATGAAGAAAAGAAATTTCTTGACGGAATTACTAAAAAATATGGTGAGGGAACTTTAAATCCTGAAACTGGTGAATTTACACCAAATAAATCTAATTAATCAAAAAAAAATCATTGTTTGGGGATTAACTCATATATTTATATATGAATAATACTAATGCGCAAAATAGTATTTACCTCAAAAATTAAAAAGTTAACTTAGGAGAAATTCAATGGCCGAAAAAATAATTTCACCTGGTGTATTTACGAATGAAATAGACCAGACGTTTTTACCGGCTGCTGTGGCTGATATTGGAGCTGCAATCATCGGACCAACACTTAAAGGTCCTGCAGGAATCCCAACCGTAGTAACATCTTTTACAGACTTCCAAAATAAATTTGGTGATGTTGTTACAAGTGGTTCAAATAAATTCCAATACTTAACCTCACATGCAGCTGAACAATATTTACAAAATTCAGATACCTTAACCGTTGTTAGAATATTAGATGGTACATTTTCAGAAGCTAGTGCTAGTGTAGGTGCTAATTTATCTGCTGGAACTAAATCTAGTGGTTCATTACAATTCACTTCATCTGTTGATGCAAATTATGCAGCTGCAGATGCTTTTGGTAGTAATCCCGGTGATGAAGTTCAAATAACAGTAAATGGAATTGAAACACGATTCATCGCCTCAGAAGCAGATACTGTTCCTGCTGATGATGCTAGTGCTGGAATTTTCTTTTTCGTAACCGGTTCAACAAGAGCTACATTTATAGCTAATTTAGTGGCTGAAATTGATGCCGCTGCTATTGGTGTTGATGCTAATGCTGGAGCTACTGGTGGAACTGCAAACACTCACTTAGGTTTAACAGCTTCAAATGCTGGTACTAATGGAAATTCTATTACAGTTGAAACTGGTTCAGGTGGAACAATAAGTACAGACACTTTAACATTATCAGGAGCTACTGCTGGAGCAACATCAGGTACTTCATTTGTATTAAAAACAATATCTGATGGTGTTATATTGAACAATGCAGAAACTGGTGTGTTGACAAATGGTGCATTATCAAGTGGTTCTGTTCATAATATTAGATATGAAATATCAAATAAAAATAATAAAAAAGGTACATTCACTCTTGCAATTAGACGAGGTGATGATACTGCAAAAAGAAAACAAACACTTGAAACATTTACTAATGTTAATTTAGACCCAAATAGTCCTAATTACATTGGTAAAGCTGTTGGTGACCAAAGACAAACATTTAGAACAGATGATGGAACTGCTTACTTAGATTTAAGTGGTTCATTCCCAAATAAATCTAATTTTGTTACTGTACATAGTATAGAAAACACTGTTGATTATTTAGATGAAAACGGAAATGTTAGAGTTGGTGCTGCTTCTGCTTCTTTACCAGCAAATGGTAGTGGTTCATCAAATGGTGGATTTGAAGGTGGTTTAGTTGGAAGAAGTGGTTTTGATGCATTGGGTGGACAATTTGGAACTTTTTCAAATAAAGTTCACTTCTATGAAGAAATAACAACAGCTGCTAATACACAAGGTTTTGATTTATCAGACCTCACAAATGCTAATGGTGGAAGTGCATATTCAGAAGCTCTTGACTTATTGAAAAATCAAGATGAGTTTGATATTAATTTAATCTTAATGCCTGGTGTAATTCATAGTGTTCATAGTGCTGTTACGAATAAAGCTATAGATATATGTGAAGATAGAGGTGATTGTTTTGCAATCATTGACCCAGTTACTTATGGTTCAACGGTAACAAATGCTACATCTAAAGCTGAAGAAGTTGATTCAAACTTTGCAGCTATGTATTACCCCTGGATTAAAGTACCTGATTCACAAGTGGGTGGATTCCAAAGATGGGTGCCACCATCAGTAGTATTAGGTGGAATATATGCATTCAACGATAGAGTTGCACACCCGTGGTTCGCTCCTGCTGGATTGAATCGTGGTGGAATCACATCTGCTATCCAAGCTGAAAGAAAACTAACACAAGGAAATAGAGATACATTGTATGATTCAAATGTTAACCCAATTGCTACATTCCCTGGACAAGGGGTAACGGTGTTTGGACAAAAAACATTACAGAAAAAATCAAGTGCTCTTGATAGAATCAATGTAAGAAGACTATTAATTAGAGTTAAGAAGTTTATCGCTTCATCTTCAAGATTCCTTGTATTTGAACAAAACACAGCAGCTACAAGAAGAAGATTCTTGAATATTGTTAATCCATTCTTAGAAAATGTACAAGCTCAAAGTGGTTTAAGTGCATTTAGAGTGGTGATGGATGAAACGAATAATACACCTGACACAATTGATAGAAATCAATTAGTTGGACAATTATTCTTACAACCAACAAGAACTGCTGAGTTTGTTGTATTAGACTTTACAATACAACCTACAGGTGCTTCTTTTCCAGAGTAATAGTTAGTTAAAATAACTAAATTAAAGGGATTTATTTAAATATAAGTCCCTTTTTTTTATATTTTTAGATATTTATATATGAATTAAAGGTTTAAGTATTTTAATAGGAGAAATTAAATGGCTGAATTATTAGAACCACAAGATATTATGTTTACACCCTTTGAGCCAAAGCTCAAAAATAGATTTATTATGCAAATTGACGGAATCAATGCTTATTTAATTAAAGCTATGAATCGTCCACAAATAGACTCGGATGAGGTAGTATTAGAACATATGAATGTAACAAGATATGTTAAAGGTAAGTCAAGATGGCAACCTTTAGATATTACTTTATATGACCCAGTTGTTCCATCAGCTGCACAACAAGTGATTGAGTGGGTTAGATTACATCACGAATCAGTTACTGGTAGAGATGGATATTCTGATTTCTATAAGAAAAATATAACTTTTAATGTTTTAGGTCCTGTTGGAGATGTGGTTGAAGAATGGGAACTAAAAGGTGCGTATATTCAATCAGCTAATTTTGGTGATTTAGCGTTTGATTCATCAGACCCAGTTGAAATCACTTTAACATTAAGATATGATTACGCGATACTTAAATTCTAATAAATACTTGAACTAATATATGAGAAAACCCTTGAAATAAAAATCAAGGGTTTTTTTATTTTATATATATTTATATATGGAGATGTTAAAAATGAAAACAACATTTGACGAAATAATAGAAATAGTTTTAGAACACGAAGGTGGTTATGTGAATGACCCTGATGATGCTGGTGGTGAAACCAAGTATGGAATCGCTAAAAGATGGTATCCTGATGTGGACATTAAAAATCTTACCAAAGAACAAGCTAAGAAAATATATCATCAAGATTATTGGAGACGAGGTAAGTGTGATGAACTTCCCCCACAATTAAGACATATTTATTTTGATATGTGTGTTAATTTTGGTAGAAGAGGAGCTGTCAAGGTTTTACAACAAGCTGCTAATTCTAAAAACAAAAAGAAAATTGAAGTAGATGGTGGTTTAGGACCAGCTACATTAAACGCTGTACAATACATCTCATTAGATAGAGTAAGAGCGTATAGAGTTTTAAGATTTGCAAACATAGTTATAGATAAACCAAATCAAGAGAAATTTTGGTTAGGTTGGTTCAGAAGAGCATTGGAGGTATAAAATGTCAGAGAACAAATTCCCAAGTGAAGTAATTGATTTACCAAGTGAAGGTAGATTGTATCCAAAAGATTCACCATTATCTGAGGGTAAAATAGAAATTAAATATATGACAGCTAAAGAAGAAGACATTCTTACATCACAGAATCTTATTAAAAAAGGTTTAGTGGTTGATAAATTATTGGATTCATTGATATTAACAGAGGGTGTGAAAGCAGATGATTTAGTGTTAGGTGATAAAAATGCCGTAATGGTAGCAGCTAGAATATTAGCATATGGACCAGAATATACTTGTCAAGTAAATCACCCAACAACAGGAGCTCCATCAACTCACACATTTAATTTAGCTGAATGTCCATTTAAAAAATTACCAAGCGGTATTACAGAAAATTCATTTGAAGTAGAACTTCCAATATCTAAAAAGAAAATTAAATTCAGTTTACTTTCAGGTAAAGATGAGAGATTAATTGAGGAAGAATTAAATGCATCTAAAAAAGTTGGTGCTGTTGCTCCTGAATTAACCACAAGATTAAGATATTTAATCAAAGAGGTTGATGGTGATAGTTCTCAGACCACTATCAATACAATATCTCAAAATATTTTATCAAGAGATTCAATGTATTTAAGAGAAGAAATCAAAAAAGTAACTCCAGATATTATAATGGAACAAGAAATAGATTTAGGAGGTGAGTCCGTCAAGGTAGATATACCGATGACGGTTGGGTTTTTTTGGCCTAATTCCTGAAGATAAACCTAAACTTCACGAACAAATATTTCAATTAATGTATTATGGAGAGGGATTTAATCACTCTGATTTATATGAAATGCCCGTATATTTAAGAAATTTCTATTATCAAAAACTTCTTGATACTCGTAAAAAAGAAAATGAAGACGTTAAAAAAGCTAACCAAAAAATCAAGTCTTCAAATCCAAGATTTAAAAGATAATTTTTAACAAATTTGATATTTATATATGAATAGATACATCTAAATAGGAGAGTATTGTGTCAAAGAAAAAATCATATATGAATCATAAAAATGTTTTGTTAGAAAACAAATTACTTGATGCGTTTAAGTTTTTAGTTGGATTAAATAAATTAAAATCAAAAAGTATTTCTTCAAAAGAAAAACAAGCCTTAAAAAATCCAAAAATTCAAAAGTTACTTAAAGGATTCTACAAAGACATAGACAAAGCTAACAAACTTGCTGCTGACCTTGAAGCAAAATTAAAAAAACAAGGTTATTAAATAGAGGGTTAAGATGGCTTTAAGCACACAAGAACAAAAACAATTAAATAAAGCTTTAGAGGCATATAATAAGCTGCAAGAACAAGCTATTAAAAATGGTAGACTTGGTTCAAACCAACAAAAAGATTTTATAAAAAATCAAGAAATTATAAATAAATTAACAGAGCTTCAAACAAATAAGTCCAAACAAGGATACAAAGATATAAGTAAAACCCTTACAGATATAGGAAAGAAAAGCAGATTAAATAATATAAGTGGTAAAGATGGTTTGGGTTTACAAAAAGATGTTCTTGACTCTTTAAGCAAACAAGTAGAGAATACACAAAGATTAATATCAAAGGGTAACGATTTAAATAGTTTAGAACAAGAGATTAATGATATTGCTGGTGATATAGCCAGTGGTGCATATGATTTAACGGGTATTAAACAAACTCAATTACTATTAGATGAAAAAATAACTGAAGCAAAAGCTGCTGAAAATGATGAATTGGCTGATAATTTAGAAGGTTATAAAGGTGTTTTAGATGCTGAACAAAAGAGATTAAGGGTAAATAAAGGACTTGAAGATAGTATATCCACAGCAGATGGATTACTGGGTGGTATGGGTGGTACGATTAAAGGTTTTGTAACCAATCCATTAACCATAGCTGTCGCAGCATTATTGCAATTTGGTGCAACTCAAGAAGCTATAGCTGGACAATTTGGTGCTATGGGTGTGACAGATTTTAGAAACGAACTCGTAAGGTCACAAGCAGAATTTACAAGACTCGGTTTATCAGGTGAGGATGCACTAAAAGCAACATCAGATTTAGCAAACAATTTCGGAATTGCATTTGATGAAGCTGATGAATTATCTGGAAGTGTTGCCAGAATAGCAAAAACAACTGGTATGTCGGTAGATGAAAGTGGGAAATTAGTTGGTTTACTTGTAAAAACACAAGGGTTAACTGGTCAACAAGCTGAAGATTTATTATTATCAACAAGACAATTAGCTAAAGCTAACAATGTTGCACCTGACCAAGTATTAAAAGATGTAGCAGCTAACACTGAATTGTTTGCTAAATTCTCATCTGATGGTGGAAAGAATATTTTAGAAGCAGCTGTTCAAGCTAGAAAACTTGGATTAAATTTAGATTCAGTTGCAAAAGTAGCTGATGGATTATTGAATTTCCAAGAATCATTGAATAATGAAATAACAGCTTCCGTGATGATTGGTAGACAATTGAATTTACAAAAAGCTAGAGAATTAGCACTTAATAATGATGTCAAAGGTGCTATGGAAGAAGTGGTTAAACAAGTTGGAAGTGAAGCTGAATTTAATAAATTGAATGCTTTAGAAAGAAAAGCATTAGCTGATGCTGTTGGATTAGAAGCATCAGAATTACAAAAAGTAGTTTCTGCATCAAAAGAACAAAAAACTTTAGCAGGTCAGATAAAAGACGCAACGGGTAAAATTGAAATACCTGAAGAAACAATGACAGCAATAGCTAGTTTAGTTGCTAATTTTAAAACTGTTGGTATTATATTAGCTGAGACAATTGGTCCAATACTCAATGGAATACTTGCTCCAGTATCTATGATAGCTGGATTTTTACAATCAATTGGTGCATTAGGTCCAACATTGATTGGTATATTTACTGCTATAAAAGTTCAATCAGTATTAAGTGCTAAAGCCGAAGCTCTTAAAGCTGCCAACATAACTGCTGGAGCTTTTGTTGGAAATCCAATTGGAGCAAGTATAGGTTTGGGTTTAGCTGCAGCTGGTGTTGCTGCAATAGCTTCTATGGTTAGAAATGTTGGAGACTTATCTATATCAAAAGGTAGAACAATGGTATCAACAGCTGAGGGTGAAATGTTTAGATTAAGTCCAAATGATGATTTAATAGCTGCGCCAGGTATAGCCGGTGCTGTAGGTGGTGGTGGGGCTTCACAAGTCTCAGCTGCATTAGAAAACACAATAAATAATTTAAATCAAAATATTGCAGCGATGAGAAAAGATAATGAATCTTACTTTGGATTCGGTGGCTCAGTTTCTGCTGACATTGGAACTAAAGTGGAATCCAAAATAGTGTCAAACTTAAAATAATGAGAATATAAATGAGTTTATTAAAATTAAAAAGTATATTTCAAGAAGAAGCTGAATTAAGAACAGAGGACTTCATAGATAGGAGACCTTTGCATTCAAATGATTCAAGGTTTGGGTTTAATGTACCTGTAAGTGGTTTTGATTTTGAAAATAAAACATCATTGAATCCAATATTGGATACTTTTTTAATTCCTCAATCATCTTTAATAAATTTTGAACAAAAAACATATGATTCAAGAGTTCCTAAAAATGATGGTATAAAAATATCAAATATAAATCCATACAAAGGAACTGCTTTAGATAATTCAGGTGCGAATAATTTATTTACAAACACAGCTAATCTTGGAAGAGATTTAAGTTTATCAGGTGGTTTTGAGGCTTTATACACAAGTGACCACAAACCTCTTCCAATATCATCCACACCAGACCCAACTAATCCATTTCAACCATTTAACTATGGTTCAAATGTTGATAGAGGAAAATTAGATATAAGGGCAAACAATGCTCAATTTAATTTATTTAGTCCATCAAGAACACCATTGGTTGGAGCTGGCGCTTTTTTAGGATTGACAAATGATTTTGCAGGTGAACCATATATCGTTAGTCCAATTGGTAGTGTGGGTAGAGCTTTAAATTCAAGTTTTCCAGAAATAGTTGCTGCTGATGCTACACGAATTGGAAAGTTTTTATCATCACCACAAGGTGCCGATTTCATTTTGCAGCAAAACTTTTTAGGTGGTAATACAAAAGTTCAGTTTCCAATAGTTAGACAAGCAAATCCAACAACTGGACTTAATCCAGGTCCTGATGCTAATAAATTTATCAGTATTGGTGTGGGTCAAAGTGATTTAAGATTTGGAAAAGAATACTCTCCACTTTCAACTCTGAGAACAATTACACAGAGACAATTTGGGTCTCTTTTTAATAGAGCTACACCACCTTTTCGTACTCTTGGTTTATCAAATAAAACATATCCTGAATTTACATTTGACACTTTAACCACTGAGGAGGGAGTATCTTTTGCTAGTGCAGGTGGTGATGTAACTCACGACATAAATAAAACATTTGGTGATTTATCCTTACCATCTGAACCATTACAACTTTCTCTTGATAGTTTTATTGGTGGAGCTACACCACAAGAACTTAGAACAGGTGAAGAGATAACAGGCGATAAAATGACTTTAGCAAAAATGATTAAAGGTACTGAGTTAGCTGTTGCTGATGTTAATACTTGGGCTGTTGGATATGAGGATGAATTTGATGATACGAGTTTAGGTTTACTTCTTGACTCAAAAAAAGATGGAATGCCACTTTATTTCAAAGATTTAAGAGATGATACTTATATATTTTTTAGAGCATACATTGAAGGATTAACAGAAAACATTTCACCTAATTGGACACCAACAAATTATGTAGGTAGAAGTGAACCTGTTTATACATATGAAAGAGGTGAAAGAGATATTTCTTTTAATTTAAAGTTAGCCGCACAGACAAGAGCTGAGTTAACTAAAATTTATGAAAAAATGAATAGATTAACATCACTTGCATATCCACAATATGATACTGATGAATATTTAGGTGGTAACAAAGTAAGAATGAAACCACCATTAACTAAATTTAGATTAGGTGAATTATATGGTACAACAAATGATGAAATGTTAGGATTCATAAAATCTATTTCATACACAATAGATAACTCATCACCTTACGATATAGAACCAGGCACAAGAGTTCCACATCATGTAAATGTTGCGTTAACATATCAAGTAATTCATGGAACAGTTCCAAGTATTGAAACTAAATTTTATGGATACACAGGAGCTTTAAATGGCTAGATATGATGAAACAAATATAAGAAAAAATCAAGATACAAATAAATCTTATTACAATACAACGATTTATAAAGAAGTACCTGAAAGAAATGATGATATGTATTTTATTTCAACAGAGGGTGATAGATGTGATAATTTAGCATTTAGGTTTTATGGTGATTCAACACTTTGGTGGTTCATCGCTAGAGTGAATAATTTAACTACAAACAACATACCAGCCGGAACATCATTGAGAATACCTGTATCAAAAAAAGACGCACGAGGTTTCTAAAATGCCTATAAACAATAGAGTATTTGGTTCTGATATTCCAATTAAGGTTAAGAAAACACTTGAAGCTAGACAATTAGCAGCTGAGAAAACCAGATTACCTGGTGACCAAATAAATCCATCAAAATATCCTGACGATAGAGGAGATTATTATAATTATGGTGAATTATTAGATAATGAATTTAATGGTGTAGCAGATTTATCATCAAGAACACCATTTATTCGTATGTGGACTGGTGTTAAAACAGGTGTTTATGAGGGAGCAGATGATATAGTGTTGTATGAGGGTCAAACAATAAACGCGTATGACTATAGTGGCACATCAGCAGAATTAGAACAGAGAAGAAAAGATATTGAAGAAGAACACGAAGAAGCACAAGCTTTCAATGACAAAGCAGAATTGCGATTTCCAAAATCACAAGTATCGTTTCAAAAATTATCACCAACTTCTTTATCAGGAAGATATGTAGTTAAAAGACCAGCTAAAAACATTGATTTTTCAAAACCAAAAATTTATATGTTGGGAAATCATGTATTGAACACCACCGATAAAATAACACCTCAACAACAAATAACAGCTGATGAATATCAAACCAAGTCATCTGATGAACAAAAAGATTACATAACTGGTGAGATGTTTCCAGATGAACATGGGGTAAGAAATGATGAGAATAAATTTTTAAAACCAGCTGCTGGTATTGTATCCGTATCATCAGAAACAGAAGGTGCGTTGGGTGAGAGAAAAACCACAACAATAAACTTCGTGGTTCACAATTTTGCAGATTTTGATGCTATATACAATAGATACTTTTTAAGACCAGGAGCACAAATATTTATTGATTTTGGATGGAGTTCAGTTAAAGATTTGTATGACCCATATGAGATAATTGGAACAAATAGTGAAGATGGTAAAGATGCAGAGGAAATAATGATTGAAAAACTATATGGTGAAATACAAAGTGGTGATTCTCAAGATGGTGTGGTTACAAGGTCAAAAGGTAATTTAGAAGTAGTGATTGGACAAGTAACTAATTATGATTCAAAAATTTTAGAGAATGGAAGTGTGGAGTGTAGTTTAACCATTCAATCACCAAATGTAGCTATGATGACTTTTCCAAAACTTCAACATTTAAAAACAAAGATTGATTTTTTATTAGACCATTTCTTTAGATTTGAGGCTTTGAATAATTTTAATTTAAAAAAAGATAAAGATGGAAAAATAGTTCCAAAATCTGATTTTGACAGTGTTCCAGATTCATCTTCATCAGTTCGTGAAATAGCTGACTTTGAAGAACTTGTAGATGAGAAAGTTGAAGAAACATTGGGTGGTAGTGATTTTAATCCAACGGTTTTAGGTTCAATCGCTGGATTGTTTTTACCAGATTCAAAAAACTCTGAATCTCAATACATATCACTTGGTTTTTTAGAAGATAAAATTTTAAACGCCGAGTTTGCATTTGGAAAAAACATTGATGATATAAATGATGTCAATGTAAAAGGATTGGAAACAAAAATAGATTCAAGTGAGTCTTTTACATTTTATCATTCTGAATTTCACGAAAAACAATCCACAATTGGTCAATCAGGTGAAAAAGACCCTGCTTTTTTAATACCAAAATTTTGGGATAGAACTTATAATACCATCACGGGACATACTCCATTTTATGAAGAAGACTTTGTTTTTTTAGAAACAGGCACGACAATAGATACATTTAATCAAGAATTTAATGACTGGATTGCAACTGAAGATGTTGAACCATCATATTTTGATACTTACCCTTATGAAACCCCAATTACAGAATATGATAAAACAATAAATGGTGGTGATGAGAACTCAACTGGAAGAATACCAATAAGAGAAATTTTTATTCATAGTGATATAGTTAAAGAAGCGTTTGGACCTGACAGTAAATCATTTAAAGATATTGTAAATCATATATTAAAAGCAATAAATGAAGACTCATATGATATTTTTAAATTCAAATTAGCTGGAGGACAAGACAATACTTTAAAAATTATTGATGAAAACTTTTTAGGTGTTGATAACATAATTGATGAGGATGTTTTTGATAAATTATTTACATTTAATATAATGAGTCCTAACTCAATAGTAAAAAGTTACAATGTTAATTTATCATTACCAAACGATGCCATTGGTGCCAATGTAGCTATTCAAGCATTAAGTGGAACTAATGAACAAGTGTTACCTGTTAATGAAGCGATAATTAATGCAGCTAGTTTAGCGGATATATTTAACACACTGACGGATAATTTAGAGCGAGAGACGGGATTAAAACAAGAAATTAAAGTAAAATACTTACCTGATATTGGTGGTTTTAGGGGTAGGGCTTTATCAGATTCAAATGTGGAAAAACAATCATACCAAGATTTATACACAACAGAATTGCGAGATAGTAATGATTTTTATCTAAATGCTTCTTATGGTAATGTTATTAATACTGAAACACTTTTTGAACCAACGGATGATACAGAAGATGATAAGGGTGATGATACAGGAGATACAGCAGCAGGTAAAGATGATAGACTCATTACAGCTATGGATGCAGAGCAAATACAAAATGGATTTTTCGTCACACAAAATTTTCAAGAATATTTTAGAGCCAAAATAGCTGGTAAATTTGTTGACAAAAAAAATCCACCATTACCACTTAAATTAGAATTAACAATTTATGGTATTGCAAGTTTAGTTCCAGGTGATATATTTACAGTTGATTATTTACCAAAAATATATTTAAAAACTTGTTATTTTCAAGTTACAAAAATAAAACACAACATAGGTTCAGATGGTTGGTACACCACTTTAGAAACTGTATTCAGATATAGAAAAAAAATGTCAAATTTAAATGCAATTCAAGGTAGATATAGAGGTTTTGCAATAAGTGCTCATTTGTTTGATTCATTTAAAATAAATGATAGTGAGGCATATAAATACTATAGAGAGGATAAATCATTCTCTTACTCTAAAAGAAGAGATAATATAAGAATGTTTGAGGCCGCATATGATGATGGAGAAGAAAGCAGTAAAAATACTGGAAGAGGTTATAGATTAGGTGGTGCAGGTGGTACAAATATAGGAAGTTCCAAAAGTCATGTTGTAAACTATGGTGGTTTTCCAAAAATATATTCATTCTTTGAAAGATTAGAACTTAAAACTAATTCTGATTCACCTTTAGGTGAGGGTAATACAGTAAGAGTAGTTCAAAACTTTGCAGATGCTCAAGGATATATGAGTAATATACAACCAGTGGCTGTCCCAAATAATTTTACACATGTATCTCAAATATTTAAATTTACAGTCAGATGTCCAAAAGATGAAGGAATTATTTTAATAAGTCCAATGTATTTTTCAAACACAGGTACGGATTTACTTGCAGGTGAAACAGCTGAAAAGTTTAAAAACTATGATTTTCACAATGGTTATGGGGGTAGAAATTTTCCTCTATTAATGACTGGATTATATTATAATCAAGAAGAAGTATTTTTAATATTTAATTCAGATGACCCTCAAAGATTTTATGGTTTTATACCTAAGATTAATTACGATGAAACAGACCCTGAACTACCAGGTTCATCTAAATATTTCAAAGGTGACTTCACATCAGTAACCACACCTGATTTTCTAAATTATTTTGGAACAAAGACTGGTATTGATAAAACAAGTGGTGAGGTGGACTCATTTAATAAACGATATGACTCGCTAGGTGAAACTTACGAAACAAATTAAAAAAAGCTTGTTTTTTAAAATAAAATGTTATATATTGTAATACGATGTATTGTATTATTCCAATATTTAAAGACCCATTCTTACATCCATTACATAAAGATAATGGATTATCAGCCCTATGGTGTAAGGAAATATCTAAAAAAGAACCAATGTTTATCATAGAACAACATCCTGATTCAGATAAAATGATGGAAGATTACAAGTGGTTAAATGATTATACAATTTTAACTCGTGATAAAAAATTATTAAATCATTTTTACAAATTCAATGATGTTGTGGATATGAATTTCTTACATTGGATAGATAAAGGTAAACCATTTGAGAACAATGTTCGTAATAATGCCATAGATTTCTTGAGTAATAAGTTTTACAATGTAAAAAAACTTAACGAAATCATACCATTATCTAAACATAATGAGTATTGTAGTGATGTTTTTAATGAAATCAATATACCTTATGAAGCTGGACATACTGATGATTATTATATGAATGATTTTACAGAAGCCTTTTGGAGTATTGAAAAAAATGGTGTAAAGGTATCAAATAACATATGTGATATATTTGATGAGAGGGTAAGAAAACATATATCAAATGAAAAATTGTATTCAAATTACAATCTATGGACAACAACAGGTCGTCCAAGTAATTCATTTGGTACGGTTAACTTTGCAGCTCTACCACCTGATAAAAGAAAGGCTATAGTGGCTGAAAATGATTATTTGGTTGAAATGGATTATGATGCATACCATTTAAGGATAATTTCACAATTGGTTAAATATGATTTCGGTAAAGAATCAGTTCACGAACATTTGGCTAAACACTATGAATGTTCATATGAGGAGTCAAAACAGAAAAGTTTCCAATTATTATATGGTGGAATTGACAAACAAACAAGAGAAAAAGTTCCATTTTTTGATAAAACATATAATTATATAAATGACAAATGGAATGAAATAAATCAAAATAAATACATTTTAACTGATATTTATAGACGGAGAATAGTATTAGAAAATTATGATGATTTGAATAAGAATAAATTATTTAATTATTTAATTCAAGCATTAGAAACAGAATTGAATGTTAGAAAGATTTTATTAATTCAAGACTATTTATTAGATAAGAAGACTAAATTGGTTTTATACGGATATGATAGTTTCCTATTCGATTTTTCAAAACAAGATGGAGTTGAAACTTTGAAAGAAATCAAAAGAATATTAGAAGTTAAAACCGATGTACCAGGTGATACAGAATCCTATTTTTATACCAAATCAAAAATGGGTTTAAACTATGGTGAAATGCAAAACATTACGGAAAGGTTATAAATGACACATATTTCAGAAATTATAGAAGAAATTTTAGTAGAATGGGCATATCGTGTTCACGATGGAATGCCTAATCCCAAAAACACAGAACATATTCAACAACTTCGTGAATCAATGGAAGAAATGAATTTACCCAATAATGTGATTTATCAAGTTATTCAAAATTTAATCAATGAACAAAATGATGACGAAGAGAAAGTAACATTTAAACATGATGGTGAAACCAGAACCATTACAAGAAAAACAGCTAAACAATACGCTTCAGATATAAAACAAGGTGATGATAGTGAAGAGAAAAAAGCAGCTGTGGCTGCAGCTGGTTTTGGTGATAAAGATACTAAACAAGATAAAGAAGATGATAGTGGAAAATTAAAACCAAGTGATTTAGGTGATACTGAAAAGTATATGACTGGTAAAAGTGACGACAAAGATAAAAAAGATTCTGAAGATAAACCATTGTCAAAAACTGATAGTCAAAGAGAAAAAATTGGTGGTAAAGTATATACTGAACCATTAGAAATGTCTGATGATGATTTTATTGCAAAAAATACTGATAATAAAACCACAGATACTTTTACAATGCCCGATAGTGTAAAAAACAATCCAAAGATACCAAAAAAATATACACAATTCATTGAAAGAGTGATGAATACACAAAAAAATACAAAAGATAAAAACAATTATTCAGATTATTATGGTATAGGAAAAGCTGGTGCTGGAAACACAGATGCTAATGCGGGTGAACTTATGTCAATGATGGCTACAACAATGAATCGTGATGATAGAGCTGAGTTTTTTAACAATATAGATGAACATATACAAAAGGCAAAAGCTAGAGGTGAAAAAATATATGTAACGCCAGCTTGGTCTAAAGCGGCTAAAGAAAATAGTTCAGCTATTTTAAGAATGATGTATGACAAGTATGGAAAAAATTATGAGATAGCTGGTTCGGCTTGGGACATTCAAGAAGAATTTGAAGCATTAGGACAAGATTATGGTGAAAAGGGATATAGTACAGATATTATGTTTACAGTAAAAGTTGGTGATACTGTGATGAAAGAAGAAATATCCTTAAAACAAAAATTAAAAAATCAAAGGTTATGGAATGGAACACTTGGTTCTGCTTTTGAAGAGGGGGTTTTACCTCAACACTTACAACAAAAAGGTGTGAATCAATATAAAGAAAATCAAGTAAAAAATATAGATAACTTTTATCAAAATAATCAAGGTAATATAAATGAATTTTTAACTAGTGTTGGTGATAATGATGATTTTGACGAAACACTTGATAGAGTAGCTAAAAAAATGGATAACAAAGAAACTAATCAATCACTAATAAAAGATGGGTTTAACGGATTTCTATCTCAATATAAAAAAGATTTGAGTGAAAACGAAAATTTAGTTTTAAATAGAGATTATATTAAACAAAATCTTAAAACTAAAGGACTTAAATCAGACAAAAGAGGTATAGATAAAGTGTCTATGACTTTGGGACTTATGATGGATGACTATGGTGATGAAATGGGTGGTGAGTTTGTTAAACAACAAAAATCAATAGCAAAAGAGCATGCTAAAGAAGTTGCGACTTTCATAAACACAAGTGAAGAAGCTAAATCATCTGTATTAAAAAAAGTTCAAGAAAAATTACCACTTAAATCTGTATCAGATGGTGATGAAAGTATAATTTTAGGTGAATTTGTTATAAATAAAAAAACAATGGAAGGTATATTTGGAACTGATGATTGGAATCAAGTTGTTGAACAATTAACTGTAAATCCTGATGCAGACCCACCAGCAATACAATATTCAGGTAAAGTTAGAGGAAAAGATGTGGTTGTTCCAATTACAACAATTGGTATTAGAGAAGATGGTGAGGGGTATGGTGGTGCTCATAAATTTGAAATGTTAGTTGCTCAAGATTTTGGTAAATACGTTGAATCAGTTTCAAGAGATATTTTTGGAGACCAAGAACCAATTCGGTTTCCAGATAGCGCAGCAACATTAAGAGCAAAAGAAGAAGAATAATGAAATCTCAACTACTAGCCACATTCACAACAAAAGATAATCTTGATGAAACAATTGAGAAAATCACAAATGCATATACGATTATATTCAGTAAAGTATATGTATTACAAAATGAAAACAATGTGAATGAATTAATCTGTACATATAATGTAAGTACAGAAGGTGGAATTGATTACAATAAAGTAGAGGGAACGATTTCCCTACATAGAAAAAAACATTCCAATACATTGTATACTATCAATGCATTGAATGAATGTATAAAAAATTTAAACAATGGTGTTATGGATTCAAAGTTTATGATACCGTGGGAAAACTTTAAGAATATGTTAATGGTAACAAATTCAGAAGGATTAAATAAAATCAATACAAGAATTTTTAAAATAGAAAAAATAAATTAAAAAAGCTTGATACATATACGAAAAGTTTCGTATATTAAAACTAAAACATCGGAGAAATAGGTTATGACCAAAAAAGAATCTACCTTATATTATTTTTACTCAGTCGGGTGTGGGTTTTGTAAAAAATTAGACCCAATCATTGACGAGTTGATAAAAGAGGGACACGATATATTAAGACTTGATTTAGCAGATAAAGATAATCAAGGATTAAAAAATGAACTATCAAAAGAATACAATAAACAATGTGGAACGCCGTGGTTAATTGATGCTAGTACTGGTAACCAAGTATGTGGTTATAGAGAAAAAGACATCATAGAAAAATGGGTTAATGGGGAGGACATTCCAGCTCCACCAAAACCAAATGGTATTCCACCAAGACCACCATTTATGAATGCAAAGAAAAAAGAAGTTACAAAGTGGAAAAAAGACTATAATAAATGGTTAAAAAACAATGAACATTTACCTGATGATAGGAAGAAAACTGCTGATGAGATTCTTGAAATGCCAAGACCAAACTCAGAACCACCCAAACCACCTAATGTAAATTCAACAGATGAAGAGTTTGAAAAGTGGAGTAAAGAATATACTAAATGGAAAGATGAAAATGAACATCTTCCTAATTTACAACCTGTTGAAGTTGTGTTGAAAAACTTTAAACAAAGACAACAACAAATGCAACAACGACAAACACCACAAGAAAAAGATATATCAACAAAATTAATAAAAAGAGTTGATTCATTAGAGAAAAAAATGGACAGATTGATAAAACACTTAGGGGTGAAGTGAAGAAATTCAAATTCAAACCAAAGGTTACAAAAGATAGAGAAGCAACCCAAGAAGAGTTAGATTGTATCAAAGAAACTGAAGAGATGTTGAAAGAAGAAAAGAAACTTCCACCAACATCTCAAATGGTTCGTGATTTAGCTGTTACTCATTGGAAAACTTTGGGTGCATGGTTAAAAGGCTCTCAAACAATTACCACTCAAGAAGTGGCTGAAAGAAGATGGGAAATTTGTAAACAATGTCCACATCTACTTTACGATGAAGTAAATCCAGATACCAATAAAAAAGATGGTAGATGCACTCATTGTGGTTGTTTTATGAATGTTAAAGTTCATTATGCTGTAGCTGAGTGTCCTATTGGGAAGTGGGATGAACATTGTGGATGTCAATGTTAAAAAAAAAATAAAAAAAAGCTTGACTTATATTGCATTTTTGATATATATTATAGAGATAGAATTAAATAGGTTATATGGTTTCATAAAAACCATAACTAATAAACGATAAACGATAAAACACATAGGAGAAATACAATGGATATAGATGCTATAAAATCCAAACTCGCAACATTACAATCAACTTCAAACACAAAAGATAACTTTTGGAAACCTGAACCAGGTAAACAAGTTGTTCGTATTGTTCCTTACAAACATAATAAAGATAACCCATTCATTGAGTTATTCTTTCATTATAACTTAGGTAATAATAAAACTTACCTTTCACCTCTTTCATTTGGAAGACCAGACCCAGTAGCTGAATTTGCTGACAAACTAAAATCAACAGGTAATAAAGACGAATGGATTCAAGGTAAAAGACTTGAACCTAAAATGAG